TCTCTCCGCTCGTTTCAGGAACCTGAACAGCAACGACGAACCGGTTGTAAAGCATATTTCTTTATCCAAAAGTTATTCATTTTTATCTCCATTTCTAAATCCAAAGTCATCTACTATCATTGAAATCAAATAACTAGTTCCTGCCGAGATACACCCGCACAAGAAAGCGTTAATTAAACTGTATTCAAATGTAAATAGTTCTGTAAAACCATTTACGGCAAACAAAAATACCCCAACCCAGAATCCTATTAAAATTTCCATATTTCCTTTCTACAGATCTTTCCTGCGTGTCCCGCACTTATAGAAAACATTTTTGCTATTTCTATAATTTTTTTACCTTCTTTTCTTAATCTTCTCATCTCTAATACCTTCTCTTTGTCCAATGAGGACTTTTTTCTTTTAGACTCTATCATAGACTTTTTGATCTTATCTAAATGTTCTTCTGTTTTTGGTCCTGAATTTTTACCTTTCCCACTTTTAGACATCTTTTCTCTGGTTTCTTTTGTATGCTTCTTGTCATAAAATGGATTTTTTTCGCCCGTGTTTGCTAAGGACTTTTGCTTTCTCTGTCTTTCGGAATAAATATAACCATACATCGGATTCTTCTCCCCCATTTTTGATAGAGAAATGTTTCTTTTTGCTTGGTCTGATAGTTTTCTACCTTTGATTGCTTTTGACAAATTTGCTTTCATTTCATCTGTGTGTCTGACTCCTAGAGAAGACCCGGCTATTCGGCATATGTTATAGCCAATGTTGTGGTCATAGGGTTTCACTTTATCAAACCATTTTTGTTCGCATAAAATCAACTTATGTTTATCTTTTACATATTCTAAAACTTCAAAGACAAAGTTTTCTGTTCCGTGTTTGTTCCATGACCTTTGTAAATATCTATTGCCGTGTTTGTTATGTTTGAGTTGGTGCCTATGCTGGGACCACCTTGTCTTTATATTAACCGCACTTCCGATATAGAATTTGCCATTAATAGTATTTTTAATTATGTAAATCCCGGAATTCATATAGCCTCTCCTTTATAAGTAAATAGTTTATGAATGGGTTTTTACTTAGGAGTATTTATGCGAAATCCAAAATCATTAACAAGCATAGATAAAAAATAACTGGTACCGGAAGACACACAGGCCAAGATAAACATATTTGTTAAGGATACTTCGTAGTTCCACAATTCTGTGTATGGTGAAAGGAGTACCATGAACCATCCAACATGAAACGACATACACAACGGACAGTGAAATAAAGTATTCCATTTCTTTGAATAATCTTTTTCAGGTCGCAGATCTTCAAATATCTTTCCATAAACAATAATAAAAGTCATGCCATAAGCAGCAAGAATAAAATGTAATAATTGCATAGACCCTCAATAATTATACATTGAGTTATAGAATGGGGAAAACAATCCCATGTTAACCATTGATCCCTTCTTCGCCTTTTCCGGAACTTCACCCAGTTTTGTTGAATCTTCTTCCGTAGGTTCTGTGAAGTAGTCATCCATCATTTTCTCATAACCTTCTTCTGATTTAAGATAAGGCATTTCCTCCTTAACCCATTCAGCGATGTTTACCAGCGTACTCTCTATGGGGTCAAACTTTTTAGAATCTAAAATCTTCGCTTCTAGTGATCCGTAAATATTTCCGCCTTGTATTGAATCATGCCCCACAATCCCTTTCGTTCTTAAATGATCAAACAGTCTAGACTCTGCTCCGTATACCTTTTCTGTTAAAGTGCTTTTTGCGAATGCTATAACTTTCTTTTGTTCTTTTAAGACTATAATATCAATATCACTATGATCAAAAATCATAAAGTCTCCGTTAAGAGCCTCACGAACTTTTAGTTCAAATACATGTACGAAAGAACTATTATCTACAATGTTGACTTTGATTGACTTATTAACGTCAACGTCTATAGAGCGATCTTTTTTATCGCTGTTTATTGTAACTTTAACTGTCATTAGATAGTTCCTCTACCAAGTCTTGAATAAAGAAGAGTTGTTTTACCATCTTCTCATCAATCGGTGATTTCTTAAATTCATTAAGCTTGATCAGCACCTTTCTAGAGTTAGTTATTTTGCTGTTGCTATATTTGGATTCGTTAAGTTGTATCAGTGCGCCCAATACAGATTTAAGCCGACCAATTTCCTCATTCATAAAAGACTTTAATCCAAGCCCATTATCAGAAAAGGAAGTTATATAATTAGTTAAAAGCAATTTTTGATTTTCTCTCAACGATTTATCATAGGTTTCATTAAACTTGTCAACAAACGTTCGGTAAGTTAAGTTATCGATGTGTATCATCTTATCACTTGTTTTTGTTTTAGGAACAATAATGCTTAACACTTTATTCTCAACCAATAATCTTGATTTTGCACTTAAACTATCAGAAGAGAACCATTGGCCAACTGTTGCGATGTTCTTATAATTCTGTACAAAATTTGCAAAAACAGAATTTGATAAATTCTTATTAATCGCTTCTATTAGTTTTGTTTGAGCGTTGAAAACTTCTTTGCGGCCTAAATTATTAAAATCTTTCCTTGTTTCTTTTAAAAATTTAGAGGAAAACTCCTGAGTCATGCTGTCTTTGTTTTCCAAGATGGAATTGTAAATTTCCAACTCTTTCTTTAATATGGAATTTTTCCCAAAACTCTCTTTAATAATATTTATAATTAATGATTTTCTTTGATTGTCCACTTTAATGATAGACATTGTCAATTCTTTAATTAAAGATTCGTAGAGAAAAGCGGTGTTTCTTTTCTTATTGTGCTTCATCTTCTTTTACCTTTGTTTTTAATAGATTTTCAATCAATAGGTCAACCTGTCGACTTGTATTAAATAGTTTCTCTTCTTCTAAATCGTTATGGCTTTTTGATTCCACAACTCCCCGGCCTAAAGCTTTTAGTGGATTAAATCCCGGATTTGTTGTTCTAGAAGTATTTCCATACTCACCTGTTGCTTGATTTTTCATTTGTTTTTTAAATCCGCCTTTTGAATAAGAAGATTTGTGCCTTTTATATTTTCCGCGCTTGTATTGAGGATCATCTGGTCTTTTCCATTTTGTGTCATCTCGCTTTGCTGGAGGCTCTGCGAGTATTATATCCTCTTCTTCGTCTCCTCCACCCTCATCTCCACCGAGATCTCCCAATTCATCTGTACCTCCGAGATCTCCTAAGTCATCTCCTCCACCAAGATCGCCCATGTCTTCATCTCCTCCGAGACCTCCGCCCATGCCGCCATCGCCACCTTCTGCGGGCTGACCTGCGGCTTCTAATGAGGCCATGAATTTTTTATCATAATACATCTCTCTCTGCATTCTTAAGAACTCCTCTTCGGAAATACCAAACATGTTCTCGGCAACCCATCTGCGAGAAAAGTATCCTTCTGTGGCGTTTGCAGCAACGGAGAACTTCTTATCCCATTGTTCGAGTTCTTGGAGTTCTGCGATTTTGGAAGGATTGTTTAAACTTAATTTAAATGACAGTAGGTCATCCTCTCGAAAACCCAAAGTAAAGAGGTGTATAATCGCAACCTTTTCAAGTTCGGAGATAACAACTCGTTGAAGTCTTTGGATGGTCCGTGCAAAACGAATGTCTTTTTGCGCCAAAGTGGTTTTGTCCTCTGATGCTCCATCGCCCATCGTTAAATAAGATTGGGGAATTTTAAGAGCGGAGAACAACTTATCTCTAAGATATTTAACATCATCAACTGTACCAGTAAACTGGCCACCTGCTAGATTTTGTATATCTGTATTTGAGTTCCCACGAATTGGAATGTAATAATCTTCTTCAATTGACATTGGGTTATACCTCAAGTCCAAACGACCTGTCGTAGGATCAACTACTTGATTTCGTTTCATTTGTGTCATGACTTTTTGCATGTATTGCTCAACATCTTGTGGAGGAATGTTCCCAACGTCTATTTTAAAAACTCTTCTTTCGGGGGAACGAACAATACGATACGCCATCATTGCATCTTCTAATAGAGTAAGTTGTCTCCAGATTCTCCTAGAGGCTTCTAATACAGATGTTCCATACGGAGCAAACTTATCATTGCCGAGAATTCTAAAGTGTGCCATCTGCCAATTTTCTAAGGTCATGCCTCCGGAATTCCATTGAAATTGTACATAGTTGGGATTACTCTCATCTTCCCCTTCTAATCTTTCAACTTCTTGTGGCGGAAGCCCTATAACAGTTTTTATTCCAAAACCATCTTCAACGTCTAAGTACAAAAACAAATCACCATATTTACACATGGTTCGACACCAGCCGAATAGGTTATGGTCTATATTTAAAATATCTTTGAATAAAGTTGAAACAACTGTCTTGATCTCTTCGTTCGAGCATTTTATTTTAAGCATCGGACTGATTGCTGAATGTGTTGTCATCTCATCAGCATAAATGTCTAATGAAGAGGCAATCTCCGGAGTATATTCCATTTGATCGAAGTCAACATATCTCTCCACTCTGTTGCGATTAGAAATCATGTTCGCCGCCAAAACAGTCATTGGGTTATATTCTGATTTCTTAAACTGTAAACCGGATGCGCTCTTGAACCGACTAGAAAATTTATCTAAATGTCTTCTTCTTAGCTGTCTGCCTGTTTGAGTATTCCTCTGTGTGAGGGGACTTGAAAATAATCTAGTTAAAGATTTAAACAGTTTGTTATCTTCATTATAGGGATTCTTACCTAAATTTCTTTTTCTTTTTGCCACTTATTTATCCTTTGAAAATCCAAGCGAAATGCTTTGGTATTGAGAGTTCTTCTTCGTATTTAGTTGCGAAATCTTGATTATAACCTTCTTGGCCTTTAATCGTTGTATTCATCTTGCTTGTCTTCATAAACATCCCGTCTAACATTGCTTTTTTATATTCGGTATCTTTTTTGTTAACCGTTAAAGCAGTGTCTCTGACCCAACACATAATAGCCATTGCCATAATAAGATCATCATGATAAGACCTCATTGCTTCCGGCTTTCCATTGTTCCAGATAAAAGTACGAAATTCGTTGAATGCTCTAGATGAATAAGTCCTGAGAAGTTTATTTCTTATAAACTCTTCTAACTTCGCAATAACCAAAGGTCTCGTTTTAATAGAAGTTGTAAATCCGGGTACCGCGTTAGTCATATGCTCCCCTTGTGCTTGATCTACGAACTCATGAGTTCCTTTAATTGAGTAATAAAGATTTTGATATCCCAATGTAATTAGTTTTTCCAAAACCGAAATGCCTATTCCATTATTCTCAACCACTAAAAGGCAATCTCCGTATTCCGTCGCTGCAGAATAAATCATTTGAGCATACATGTCTAAGTTTGGTTTTCCTTGATACTCTGCAACGATTTCCATTGTTTCTAATTTTAAAATGTGAAATACAGAATTGTCAGCCCCATCGCCTCTAGCAACATCGGCAACAAGCAAATAAGAGTTGCCCTCTTGGAACTTCTCCCAAATCCAAAAATTTCTATCATAACCTGTCCTATATTGTGGTTCTCGTACACTCTCATGAAGCCACGCTATATCATCAGCATGTATCACTGTGTCACCGGAAGTATTGAAATTACATTCTAATTCCTGTGCAATTTGTCTACGAGACATATTTTTTGTTTCTTTGTTAAACCAATCCCTATCTCTGTCCGGATGTACATCCCATGATAGGAGAATTGGTTTAAAATCATTTTGACTTTCTTCTGCGTCGACATAAGTTTTGTGAAACCAGTTCCCGACACCATTCGGAGTTGAGAGAGCAATACAACGCCCACCAGTGGACAATGTGGGGTAAAGACCGGTCCACAGTTCGCCAAGCCCATCGATGTGTGCAGCCTCGTCAATTACCAGCAAAGACAGTGCTTCCGAACGACCAGCGTCTCCGGAGGTCGATGCGGCTTTAATCTGCGATCCATTGGAGAGTTCAAATGAAGTCCTGTTGTCAACTTTAATCTTTGCAACTCTCATCCAGTCCGGAAGATAGTTCATTATATTCTTAACTTTCTTTACAAGATTTGCTGCTGTTGCAAACTTGGTTGCAATAACCAAGACATTTTTGTCTCGATGGAACAGCATTAGCCAAACGCAATAAGCAGCCGAGATTGTTGAAATCCCAAGCTGCCGTGCTTTTAGTATAACAGTAAAACGGAAATCATTGAAGTCATCAATGAGATCATCTTGGTATGGATAAGTTTGAAATGGAATTAATCCTTTCATCGGATGAGAGATTCGGCAATAGTTATTTATGAAATACTTGGGATCTTTCCCTGATTTCACAATTTCTTTTACAATTTCTTTTTTCGATAATTTAAATGCCATTTCATTTTATTTTTGGTTATCCAAAACCGGTACCCTGACGCATGGGTTTAATCTTAAATTCTTTATTAAAGTGAATAATCGCTTTTCTTAAAAAGTAATCATTCTTATCAACAACCCATTCCTCAAATTCTTTTAAAATATCACTCAACCGAACATCTAATCCTTGTTGTTCAGCTCCCATTTTATAAAACCATTCTGCTGGGGTTTTTGAAATTCCATTAATGGTGGGATGGAATTTACTATTCTCTAGTTTTGGTAATCGCTTCGTTAACTTAGGCAGTTCTTTATTAAGGAAATCCGCAATTCTTTTTGCTTCTTGCTTTTTTCCACCCTCCCAAGCTTTGTTAACGGCGCCCCGAGCAAACTCGTGATAAGACTCTCCATTTTTCCAGAGTACGGAGCCCAATCTGGCCATTATAGTATTTATTTTTTTTGCTCTGTTTGGATCTAACTTGCTTGTTTGCTTTCCAGCAGCCATATCCCTGCGATGCTGTGCATGAGTACTTAGCATCTTCTGTGCCGCCTTGGCAGTTTCTTTTTGTTTTGTTGTCATATTCTTCTTTCTCTTGCCATCTTCGTATTCGGCCTTCTCTCTGGCTCTTTCCTGTGGAGTTTTCTCCGGAGGAGGCTGATTTGGATCGCCATATCTAACTTCTCCGCGACCGGATGAAATGGCATCTCCTTTTCGCTGTGATCCTTTTGATGGCTTTTTTTTAAACCGGTCAAACCATCCTTCCTCTAGAGTTCTGTCAAGCTCTTCCTTGATAAGTTGTCTTAATAGTTTTGTTGTTAGTTTCATTTTTGTTTTCCTCTTTTCTAACTGTTTTCTTTGTAGAAGTTTATAAGATCATAGTCCTCGATGAGTTCAGAAACTTCATCCGGAGAGAGATTTAAACTAGCAGGAATTGCCTCCACTATTGCGCTGTGCATACCGTCGGATACATCTTCTGTATCATAATCCATCTCTTCCATCAATGCTCCAGAGAGACTCGCAATTACATTTAAAATCAATGCGGCTAACAATACTTTTTCAACTGGACTCTTCGAAGATTTAACTGGTAACTGTCTGTCTCCATTATCAGGTGAGTTCTCTTGTTTTAAATATCTGTTTAGAAATAACAAAACAAGAATTGTAGCAGTGCCCTCATTGAGAGTCTGGGCTTGCATTTCTTCTTTTATTAATTTCTTTAAAAGTTTCGCTGTTAATTTCATTTCTTATTGGCTCCTTTTTTTATTTCTTCATTACTTGGTCGTTTATCCGAGAATTGCTCTAGAAACTTCCGGGTAACATCACGATTTGGAGTATCTGATTCTATTTTATCTATCCCGCCGATCTTATAATGTTGTTGGGCTTGAACCCAAGTTCGGACTCTAGAAGTTGATTGTACAAGAATGTTGGACTCCCCTTCTTTTGTAAGAGCAACCGATTTTCCTGTTATGGTTTTGTATTCCTTTTGAAGAAACTTTTTAATTTCATTTAACATTCTATCCATGTCACCTTCAAATTTCCCAGCATAAACTTCTTTAAGTTTAACTTCGCCTTGATATTTGATGCACAACATGTTTCCATAAAACTTAACTGAAAAGCCATCCATGACACGCTTATCGTTGATTAGGTGCCCTTCTTCTCTTTTCAGACCAGTTTTCTTTGCAACGCCATCGGGTGCAAAATTTTCATCTTGAACTCCGTCATAAGCGTTTGCGGCTGCTTGTGCCAATCCTTGTATAATTTCTATTGTGTTTGAACTCATTATTTATCTTCCTTAATAAAATATGCATCTAAAGCATTCTTTGCATCTGCTCGACTGCCGTAATAGGTACAATCAGCATCGTCTTCTTTTTTGCTCCGACCCCAACATTTTCCTGTTTTGTTGGAGACGACAATCCAGCCTTTCTCTCTTTTTTGAATACACCCATCATCGGGGCATCCCCCCTCTTCTAAAACCATTTCCAATTCTTCATAAATTATTTTTTTAAGTTGTTCTCTTGATAGTTTCATTTGAAGGTCTCCAGCCAGATTTCCATCTTTCTTCTCGATCTTCTATCCATTGGACATAACACTTATAACAACATTCAAACTTTGTCATATAGACATCATCTTTTGCCTTAAAGGAATAAGAACTACAAACAGGACACGAACGATTAGAATTCTTCATAATTAGTTTCTTGGGAATTAAAACTCCATTAACCTGTTGTTTATCATAGTCTTCTTCTGAGATTGTCTTCTCGTGTATTTGTTTTAATTGTGCGAGATATTTCTTTTCTTTTTCATCGTCCCAATCTTTTTGTGGGTGTTGTACGGTTTCTTCTCCGTATTTTTCTGCGATTGCCTTTTCTACTTTTACTGCGTAGTTTGGATCTTTTTGTTTCACTGTGTTAATCCCGGCTTAACAGCATACATTATTCCAATTGCTGTTGCTGCTCCTATAACGAAGCCGCCTGCTATAATTAGTATCTCATCACGAGGTTTCATCTCTTTTATTTGCTCATCTCTGATTTTTAAAATCTCATTGAGTTTTGTCGTCTCCGCTTTATATTGAGCGGCAAGGAGATCGTATTTATACTTTTCATCGATCTTCACTTTATTAATTTCAAAGTCAACACGAACATCGCATGCCATTTGAGACGTTTGATATTCAACTGCCAACTTATTCATTGCCTCATCGTTTAAAAGGGTTCCGTCCCATAAAACACA